TTGTTGAAAGCACAAGATGTTGAACGAGCAAAGAATAATATTCTAAATGCTCCTTCCAAAAAGCTCGAGGAAGTGAAATTAAACGAGTTCAAAAATTTATTGTCAAAGTTGTGATTTTATAAATATTAACAGTATAACGTATGTACACAGAATATACCATAATTTAGGAGTACCAAGTTCTATGGAAAATACAACTCAAGAAGAAATTCTGGAACAAACTGAGCAAGAGGAACTTGTTGAAGCTCCAGAACAAATCGAAGAAACAGAAGAGACTCAAGAAGTCGTAGCAGAAGCACCTAAAGCAAAAGTCAAAGAAGATGACGATGAAGAAGGTGAAGATGATGACGATGAAGAAGAAGAGGAAGACGAGCAAGTGAAGAAGGAGGAAGTAAAAGTTCCTACTACTAAAACTGCAATGATTTCCGCACTTTTTGATAAAGTTAATGGACTCAAAAAGGAAGATGTTTCTAAGCGTTTCAAAGACCTTATGGATGTTATCGAAGCCGAAGATCTTGGTGGAGAAACAGTCGATGATGCCTCACCAGAAGGTGATAAGGTTGCAGTAGGTAAAAAGAAAAAGAAAATTAAAGTCGCTGTACCAGAAATTAATGTCAAAGAAGATATCGATGCATTAGTTGAAGGCGAAGAACTTTCTGAAGAATTCAAAACCAAAGCATCAACAATTTTCGAAGCTGCAGTTCATCAAAAAGTGATGGAAATCGCAAGTTCAAAAGTTGAAGATATGGAAAAAGAATATCAGACAGAATTGCAAGAAGAAATCGTTTCATTCCGTGACGAGTTGACTGACAAAGTTGACGGATACCTCAACTACGTAGTTGAAGAGTGGATGAAAGAGAATGAGCTTGCACTTGAGAGTTCTTTAAGAAGCGAAATCACAGAAGAATTCATGGGTGGTCTGAAAGATCTCTTCAAAGAACACTACATTGAAGTGCCTGATGAAAAGGTTGACATTGTAGAAAATCTGTTCGACAAAGTTGAAGACTTAGAAGGACAACTTAATGACAAAGTTCAAGATAATATTAAAATAAAGTCTGAACTCAACGAATATCGTAAGGACAAGATTCTAGAAGAAGTTTGCAATGATCTTGCAGACACACAATCTGAAAAGATGAAGTCACTTGTAGAAGGTGTTTCTTACGAAGATGATTCCGAAAATTTTGAGGAAAAAGTGAAAACAATCAAGGAGAGTTATTTCCCTGACAACAAAAAACAGGATGAAAACGTTGAACAAGTAGATGCATCTGATGGAGAAGAAGTTTCTGATCCTAAGATGAATAGCATCATGGAAGCATATAGCAAAGCTATTGCTCGTAAATAATAACTTTAAACAATTTTAAGGAGTTTAGAAAATGCAACTTCAAGAAAATATAAACAAAAAGTGGGCTCCAGTTCTGGATCATCCAGATCTTCCTGAGATCAAGGATGCACATCGTAGAGCTGTTACCGCGATTTGTTTAGAAAACGTAGAAGCACAAGCTGCACTTGACAAAAATAGTGGTCAAGGTGGAATGCTGATGGAAGCCGCGCCAGTTACTGACATGGGGCTTACAACAGCAGCTGACTTTGCAGGTGGTGCCGGAAACCCAACTCATGCAAGCATCGACTTTGCTGATCCAGTTTTGATCAGTATGGTGCGACGTGCAATGCCTCAACTCATCGCTTATGATGTTTGTGGTGTTCAACCAATGTCAGGCCCAACAGGACTGATTTTTGCGTTACGTGCTAGAATGGACTCACAAACTGGTGACGAATTATTCTACAACGAAGCGGGTCATGCAACACAAGATAAGACATCTGGTGCTGCAACAGGAACAGGCGACATCAAGAATGTACCTGGCTTGTTAGTACATACTGATGGAACAGGAAACGTTTCTGCAAACGTTTACTCATCCACAGTCGGAATGGAGACAGATGCTGGTGAGACTGATATCTCACAAGAAATGTCCTTCTCCATCGAGAAAATTTCAATTGCCGCTGGAACAAGAGCTCTCAAGGGTTCTTATTCAATGGAACTTCAACAAGATTTGCGTGCTGTTCATGGACTTGATGCAGAAGCAGAACTTGCAAATATTCTTTCTGGTGAGATTCTTGCTGAGATCAATCGTGAGGTTGTTCGTAAGATTTACATCAACGCAAAGATTGGTGCCGCAGTCGGTACTTCATCTGCCGGAATATTTGACCTTGACACAGACTCCAATGGACGTTGGATGGTTGAAAAGTTCAAGGGTCTAATGATGCAAATTGAACGTGATGCCAATGCTATTGCAAAGGGAACACGTAGAGGTAAAGGTAACATCATCATGACATCTTCAGATGTCGCTTCTGCTCTTCAAATGGCAGGAATCTTGGATTATGCTCCAGCAATGAGCACAAATCTAAATGTTGATGAAGCAGCAGGAACTTTCGCAGGTGTTCTTAATGGTCGATACAAAGTATTTGTTGATCCTTATGCAGCATCAAACGCAGCAGAATACTACTGTGTTGGTTACAAAGGTTCTTCACCTATGGATGCTGGTATATTCTATTGCCCATATGTTCCATTGCAAATGGTTCGTGCGGTTGATAGTGCAAGTTTCCAACCACGAATTGCATTCAAGACACGTTATGGAATCGTAGGGAATCCATTCGCAGAAGGTGCAACAGTTGGTAATGGTACTTTGGCAGCAACTAACCTGAATGCTTCAGGGCCAAATACAAATGAATACTACAGGAAAGTTCGTATCTCGAACCTCATGTAATTCATGACCTACATATTTGTAGGGATTCAAAAGGGAGGGGAGAAATCCTCTCCCTTTTTTTATTTGTAGTCATTTTCATGTGAGAGATATGATCGTAGTTATATCAAATGGAACATCTCGTTCTGTCTTTAATTTAAAACATCTAGAAAATCACACCACATACGGATGTGATGAATTGTATAAAGAATATTCTCCAACTCATTTGGTCAGTAAAGAGGGCCCAATGATATGGGATATTTGTAGAGATGATTACACTAAAGAGAACAAGTGTTACTTCAAAATGTTTGATCGATTTCCTTCAATGCAATATGAAATGTTAAAAATGGCATTTCCTTCTGGTGGAAAAGTTTTAGAAACACAACCAAGAACAGATGAATTTGTCATGTTTGGAACTGGGAAAACTTCAGTAATCTATTGGATAGATCCAAACGAGCCAACAGAAAAATTAGAATGGTGGGGAGATGGTGGAGAGGACTCATATACAAGTGCAACCGCAGCAATGAGACTGGCCTGTTTACAAAATCCAAATGAGGACATATATTGTATCGGGTATGATTACTACTTAAACAGAACTGCGGATAATATCATTCTTTCAACAAGAAACGAACCAATGACTGAAGAATATGATACTACAGAGTTATTCAGACAACATAAGAGGATAGAGGAAGAATTCGACAATAACATATTTCACGTAGGAAAACATCTGAATTACGTGGAGTTTGAAAATCTGTTGAATAAATAGTAATAGTATAAAGGAATCTATGGCTGCATCAAACAAAACACCAGACAATTTAAACTATCTTTCCAATATCAGTTTCAGACTGACAATGGAAGACGCACCAAACTTAACTTGGTTCTGTCAGGCAGTAAACGTACCTGGCGTCTCCATTGAGGGTATAGATGTATTCAATCCATATGCAACTTTGCCCGTTGCAGGAAATAAAGTTTCGTTTGAAGAATTGACTGTTCGGTTTATTGTCGATGAGCATTTGAAGAATTGGTCTGAAATATATAATAGAATTATTGCAATGGGTCTTGCAGAGGGTCATGAAAAATTTCGGGTATTAAGAGATTCAAATCCACTTCATCCAAGAGGTGGAGGATATTCAACTATTGTTCTTACAGTATTAACAAGTGGCATGAATCCTCAAATGGAGTTTCATTTTTATGAAGCATTCCCAATTTCTCTTTCTGCACTAGATTTTGACAGTTCAGCTCAAGATGTAGAATACTTTCAATCAACGGCATCATTCCGTTATCAAAATTATGAGGTTAAAAACTTATTGAATAACTAAGGTTATTATGACAATTGAAGAAATTATGGAAATGTGGGGGGAGGACTCTCACATTGATGATACAGATTTGGACAACGAATCTTTAAACATACCAAACGTACATCAAAAATACCTAGACATATACTCAAAAGAGAAACGAAAAATGAGTGATCTTGAAACTCATTGGAAAGTTCTCTTT